ATCAGCAGGGGAAAGAGCGGCTTTGGTTGTCGCCTCACTGTCTGCGCGAAGAGGCGCGACCTCGACAGGTGGGGCTCTTTGTGGGAGGTGCCGCGTGAGCACCCTTGAACTGCGCATCCTGAACCGCCCCGACGGGCTGCACGCGGCCATCTATGCGCGCGTCGGGGGCGGCTACGTCGCGGAGGTCTACCCCACTGCGTCAGGGGCAGCGGAGGGTCAGGCTCTGGTGGGCTGGCCGGTCTATCTGGATGCGCCAACCATGGAGGCAGCGGCGAGCGCGTTTATGGGCTGGCAGGAGCATCAGGCGGACGTGCTGGGAATGTTGAGGCGGCGACCACTGCACGGCGCATCGCAGGCGACAGCCATGGGCGCGCTGCTTTCGGAGGAGCTGGTTGAGGATCTGCCCCGCCCCTACGGGACCCACTGGATGGAGGGGAGGGCCTTCTACGCGGATGGCCACCTTGCCGTCTCGGTCGTGGAGGGCACAAATCGCGCGGCATGGGTCGTGACCAGGGTGCGCGTGGTGCCTGAGCCCGGCGTGCTGGAGCTTCCCCAGCCGGTCCTCGATGCCCTGCGCGGCTATGCGATGGACTGGCCGACGAGTGCCCAGCGCATCCACTGGCACGAGCGGGTGGGGGTGCCGGCCATCGCCCGGATCCGGCACGTCGCCTGCCTGCTTAGCCATTACCGCGACGAGTGGGAGGGCTTCCGCGACGAGCGCGACGAAGACGACTGGACGGCCCCGGCGATGGCCCGCGCGGGCCTCGTCGAGCCTGACCCGGACCCCGCCGTGGTGGCCGCCCGGGTCGCGGCGAAGTGGCCGGGCCTGTGGGCCAAGTACGCAGTCACAAACCCGGCAGCCACCTGATCGACCTGGAGGTGTTTTGATGGAGACCACCCCCGAGCACATCGTAGAAGCCGCGCACCGTCACGAGCGCCACGCCCAGCGCGCGCTCGGCTTGGCGGACGAGGAGGTGCTGAGCTACGCGCCCCGCGAGCTCCGCGGCACCGGCACGAGGGCCGCCTACGTGGAGGGGCTGCGCCGAGCGCAGGGCCAGACGCGCGATGCCCGCGCCCGGGCCCACCTCGACATGGCCGACGCCCTCTACTGGTGCCTGGCCAAGCGCTCCGACGACATCGTGCGGAATCGCCGCCGCGCCATCGCCCGCGACCCCTCCGACGCCGAGCAGGAGGGGCTGCTGTGGCTGTACAAGGCCGCCCAGCGGTTTCGGCCCGGGGTGGGGCCTTGGAAGCGGTACGCGATCTCGTGGCTGATGGCGGGCAGCGCCCGCAACAGCGACGACTGGCTCTCGCTGAACGGTCGGGCCCTGCTGGCCCGGGCCCATCGGACCGCCGCGGAGGCCAGCGCGCGGGGCGAGCACCTGACCCGGGCCGCGCTCGCCGAGCGGGTGGGCTGCCCGGTGGAGCACCTGGTCCGGCTGTTCGCCGCGTCAGGCATGACCACGCTGTCGGTCGATGACCTCGACATCGACAGCTTTCTGAGCCTGCACGCCCACGACGCTGCCCTCTCGGCGGCTGAGGTGGCGCGCGACGAGCTCTACAACGCGATGAGCGTGGACTCCACCCTGTCGCGGCTGACGCCGCGTGAGGCTTGGGCGCTGGCGCGTCGTGTGGGCCTGTGGGGGACGCCGCCGACGCTGACCCGGGACCGGGCGCTCCGCGACGAGCTGGAACTCACTGGCAAGGCGCTGGAGGAGTTGCTGCTGTACGCCCGCGAGCACGCCGCCAGCAGCACGATCGCCGTCGACTGGCCCTTCGACCGGCGGGGCCTGCGCTGGGCGATCCAGGTCCACACGGGCGTCATGGCAATCGACGACATCGTGGACAGCGAAGGCGTCGCCGCCGACGTGGTGGCCGCCGCCGTCGCCGCCTGCTTCGCCGATGTCGGCCTTCAGCCGGCCCGCCTGGAGTGTGTGGCATGACCGAGCTCATCCCGATCCCCTACCTGGCGCCCGAAGACGACGCGACCTACCGGCTGCTACCGGCGGAGATCCGGCAGCGCCTGATCTCGGCGGCCCAAGCGGTCGCCAGGGACGAGCTGGGCTACAAGCGGGCCGTCGCCCGCTACCAGCTGCAGGAGGTGCAGGACCTGCTCCGCGCCATCGCACATCCGGTCCGCAGCCGGGAGCAGGTGGCGCCCTGGGACGCTCCGGCCCTGGAGCCGACGAGCCAGCAGCAGCTACTCCCACCGACCAACCTGCTGCCGGTGGTCGACGGCCTGGTCGAGCAGGGCATGGCGGGATCGCACGCCCTGGCGGAGTACATGCGGGACGGGCGGCTGACCCCGATGCAGGTGACGGCGGTGATGCTGCTTGCGCTGGGCGAGCCCGCCTACAAGGTGGCCGAGAGGCTTGGCGTCGAACGGATGACGGTCTACGCTTGGCGCCGCCTCCCAGCGTTTCAGGAGGCCAGCGCGGTGGTGGTGCAGGAGCGGGTGGAGGCGCTGATTGCCAAGCTCGACGAGGCCCAGACGCTCGCCTTGCAGACGCTGATCGACCAGCTTGAGGCAACCAATCTGGGCAGGGACGGCGAGCTCCACCCCGACAACAGCGCCCGCATCCGAGCGGCTGAGGCGCTGTTGGACCGCGGGGGCCGTGTCCTTAAGGCGAACCGCCTGGAGCTCACGGCGGGCCCGGCCCGGGAGGAGCAGTCGCTCGACGCCCGCATCGCCGCCATCCTCGCCGAAGAGGAGCGCTTGGAGGCGGAGCTGCGCGAATCCAATGAACCCCTGACCGTGCTCGAAGGCGGTCGCAAATCCAGTTGAGGAGTGCCCATGTACGCGATGCCAGACCAACAATCGATGCTCATCAGCCTTCGCAAGCTCAGGCAGCTACGTGGCCGCCTCCAATACCAGCTCGCCCGCCCGCATTGGGCCGAGAAGGTGCTGGAGGGTGGACCGGGCGCCTATGCCGCCTTCGTCCGCTGGGCGTGGCACATCCTGGAGCCGGGCACGCTGCTCCGCTGGAGCCCGCATATGGACGTCGTCTGCGACGCCATCCAGCGGCAGCTTGAGGGCGACCCGGCCTACCGCCGCCTGCTGCTGGTGCTCCCACCGGGCACCGGCAAGTCCATCATGCTGGCCGGATGCCGCGACCCGTTCCTGTGGCTGACGGAGCCCCACCGCCGCACCATCTACGTGAGCGCCGACGACGACCTCGCGCGCCGTGATAGCCGCCGGGCCCGCAACATCATCATGTCGCCCGAGTACCAGGAGCTGATGCGGAAGTCCGCCCGTAAGCTCGGCGCTGAGCCCTGGACGCTCGCCGACGACCAGAACGAGAAAGACAACTTCGAGAACAGCCAGCGCGGCTTCCGGCGGTGTCTCGGCATGGACTCCAACATCACCGGCAGGCGCGGCGACGACCTCGTGATCGACGACGCCCTCGACGTCAAGCAGGCCCTGCGGGGCGACGAAGACGCCATCGAGAAGCGCATGGAGGAAGCCAGCACCACCATCGGCAGCGTGCTCAAGAGCCGCGTGAACGATCAGGACGCCGCCACCATCACCATGATGGGCCAGCGCCTCTACCCGACCGACCCGATCGGCATGGCCATCGCGGGCGGCGGCTGGAAGGTCATCGTGCTCCCGATGGAGTACGACCCGCACCTTGGCCCGGAGCACGGCGGCCCCTGCCCGGAGGACTGGCGCACCCAGCCCGGCGAGATTTTGCATCCGGGGAAGTTCTCACCCAGGGCCATCGCCGAGCTCAAGGAAGCCCCACCGAACGGGCTCGGCGCCGTCCAGTTCGAGGGTCAGTACAACGCGAAGCCCTCGCGAAAGTCGTCGAAGCTCTACGAAGAAGCATGGTTCGCCAACACCTACCACCAGGCGCCGCTCTCGATGCGGCGGGAGATGGACCGGGTCGCGCTGGTTGGTGACCTGACCTTTGAAAAGACGGGCACGTCCAACGTGGCCCTGCAGGTATGGGGCAAGCGGCAAGGCCGCCTCTACCTGCTCCACGAAGTCTGCCGCAAGATGGGCTATCGAGAGACGCGGTCGGAAGTGCGCCGACTGGTCGCCGCCTGGAACCCGGATGAATTGGTGGTCGAGAACAAGGCCAACGGTCCAGCGCTGCTGGATGACCTTGGTGGCGCCAACGAAGACGAGGGGCTGCCACCTCTTGGTATCCCCGTGGTGCCCTTCAGCCCGGGCACCAAGTCGAAGACCGAGCGCGAGGAAATCAACAGCGTGCCCGCCTTCGCCGCCGGGAACGTCCTGCTGCCCGACGCGGTCCACGCTCCCTGGATCGGCGACTACGTGAAAGAGCACCTCTCCGGCGGCGGCATGAACGACCGCCGCGACACCACCTCGATGGCCATCGCCTGGCTGCGGCGGGGCGAGATGGCCCGCAAGCCCAGCTTGCTGGACTTCGTGAGTGAGTCCTCAGACGGCCCCGGCATCATAGTGGACGCACCGCGATAGCCCCGCCTGCGGAGTACCTGCATGGCCAGCATTCGGGAGCACATCGCGGCGGGCGTTCGCGCCGCCATCCAGGGGCCAGCGCCGGCGGCCTCCCCGACGCTCACCCAGCCAGCGCGCGCCGACACCGCCGGGACCGTCAGCCCCGTGTCGGCTGCCGCCCTGGTCAACCCGATCAGCGGCCTGGGTTCCGCCGACGACTCGGGGGCTGCGAGCCGCCCGAACCTCTACCGGGAGATGCTCTCGATGGAGGAGCTGGTGGCGCTCCTTCGGGGGAGCCTCTACCGGCGTATCTGCAACGTGCTCCCGATGGACGCCATGCGGCGTGGGCTGGTCATCACCGACGACACCCGCCGGTCGAACCCCCTCAAGGCGGAGCTGGAGAACTTCGAGGTGTCCGCCACGCTGCGGCGGGCCGCCATGCTCGGGCGGGCGCTTGGGTCCGCCTGGATCTGGCCGGTCGTCGAGGACGGTGGGGTGCCGCTGTCGGAGCCCCTGGACCTCTCCAGGGTGACGCGGCTCTACACGCTGCACGTTCTGGATCCCCGCGACCTGACGGTGCGGGACTGGAACCGCAACCTGCGCTCGCCCGGCGCCGGCACCCCCCGCACCTACAGCCTGGACCTGCGCCGGCCCGAGCTCTTCGTGCCGCCCGGCACCCTCATCCACCACAGCCGGCTGATCCCGTTCTGGGGGGATGAACTACCCCCCTCGGAGTATCTGGGGTACAACCCGGCCCCGTTGGGCGACGCCATCGGGCAGACGATGTGGGACGGGCTGCGCAACCTGACCCAGACGAGCGCGGCGGGCTCCCGGCTGGCGGAGGAGCTCTCCATCGCGGTCTTCTACCTGGCCAAGGCGCCGGAAAAGGACTCCGGGAGTGGGCGGGACTCCTACCGCACCGCCTGGAGCAACATCCTGCGCTTCAAGTCCATCGCCCACGGCATCCTGCTCGGGTCGGGCGACAAGGCCGAGCGACTCGGGGCCAACGCCGCCGGCTTCGACACGCTCACCGAGGCAGGGTGGGAGACGCTGCAGGCGCTCTCCGGCATCCCGGCGGCCCGGCTGCGGGGGATCTCGCCCGGCGGGCTGGCGACGGACGGGGCCTCCTGGCAGCAGTCCTACTACAACGACGTGGACGCCTGGGCATCGGAGCGCCTGCGGCCCGCGGCCCGCCGCATCGTGGACCTGCTCTATCGGCACCGTGGCAGCGTGCCCGACATGTGGGACGTGGGCTTCGGCCCCTTCTACCACCTCTCCATGATGGAGCAGGCCCAGCTCCGCCTGGCCACGGCCCAGCACGACCAACTCGCCGAGCAGGCGGGTTGGGTGACGGGCGACCAGATCCGCCGCTCCCGCTACGGGGACGGCGGCTGGTCTTTCGACCTGCAGCCCGCCACCGATCAGGACGAGCTCCTGCTCGGGGCGGGCGCCGCGTCGTCGGACCCCACCGAGGCGGAGGCGGCGCTGGCGGAGCTGACGGGTGGTGCCGGTGGTGCCGGTGGCGCGGTGGCCCCGGACGCCGTGGCGGTGCCGACGACCGACGACGCGCCCGATCTGAGCGCGCAGCGTGACCTCGCCGCCTCGATGACCGAGCATGGCGTGGACCGCTGCGGGCACGGCAGCGTCAACCGGTGCCGGATCTGCGGTGTGGAGCGCATCCACGCGCTGTCCATGGGCGAGGACGGCAAGCCCCTCAAGGACGCCGAAGGCCGCCCGGTCTGGGCGGTCAAGTGGCGGGCCATTGGCGACAAGCCCGCCAAGCCCGAGGACCATCCCGCCGCGACCGAGGACCGCGCCGATGCCGACTTCACCGGCAAGGCCATGCTGTCGGTCACGCTGAGCGAGGCGGGCCGTGCGGCGTGGTCGGACCTCGTGCAGCGAGCCGGCGCCGTCGTCGGTGCCCTGGAGGGCTACGAGCCCGGCGAGCCCTCGGTGGTCGAGGCCCCGCACGTCACGGTGCTCTACCTGGGAGCGGTAGCCGAGCAGCAGCTCCCCGAGATCGAGCAGCGCGCCCGGGCCATCGTCGAGGACCTTGGGCCCATTGCCCTGCGCGCCATCGGCGTGACCACGTTCCCGCCCGGCCCGACCAGCGAGGGCCGCGTGCCTGTCGTGGTCGAGGTCCGGGCCTGGGAGCTGGACGATTTGTACAACCGGCTGCTGCGGGCCCTGGCGCCCTTCGTGACCGCCGACCAGTTCCCCCGGTTCCGCCCGCACGTCACGCTCGGCTTCGTCGCCAACCCCGCGCCCGAGCAGGTGGCGGCGCTGGTCGAGATGATCCCGAAGCAGGATCGGGTCGGCCAGGAGCCGATGACGCTCGGCAGCGTCGCCGCCGTGGACCTCCACTACGGCGGGCAGGTGGTGGCCCGGCTGCCCCTGCTGGGCAAGCGGGTGGACAGCGACGATGCTGCTGCTCAGCCCTGACCGGCGGGCCGATGCGGTCAGCCAACGCCTGCACCTTGAGGCGGTGGACCGGCTGACCGCCGCCTACAAGGCGGAGCTGGAGCAGCGCACCCGGCGCCTGCACGAGGCGACCGTGCGGGCCCTGCGAACGCGGGTGCGGGGCGACGCCGACGAGGACCCGCCCGGGCTGACGACCTCGGAGCGCGCTGCCCTGCTGGCCGTGCTGGGCCGCCTGGCGCGCACCTGGCGGGGCGAGCACCAGCCCGACGAGCGGCAGATCGACCGGCTGTTCAGCCGCGCCGACCGGGCCACGACCCAGCACACTCGGAAGTCGGTGGCCGCGACCGTGCGGGGCAGGGGCATCGAGACGCTGCTGCTGGACGCGCCGGCAACCGACCCCAAGGCGATGCGGGCCAACTTCATCCGGACGAACGTGGACCTCATCACGTCGATCGACGCCCGCTACCTCGCCGACGTGGCCGGCCTGGTCGATGTGGCCCAGCGGGATGGACGGACGTGGAGCTGGATCGCGCAGTCGCTGGAGGACCGCTTCCGGGTCAGCCAAAGCCGCGCCCAGCTCATCGCGCGGGACCAGCTCGGCAAGCTCACCGGCCAGCTCACCCAGGTCCGCCACCTTGAGCTGGGGCTCGACTCCTACCAGTGGATGACGAGCGGAGACGAGCGGGTGCGGCGCAGCCACGAGCGCCTGGAGGGCCGCATCTTCCGCTGGGACGCCCCCCCGCCGGTCGGCCACCCGGGGGAAGACTTTCAGTGTCGCTGCACGTCCAGGGCGGTGGTGTCGGCGGCGCACGCCCAGCAGCTCCGCGACTTGGCCGAAGAGCGCATGAGGGGTCAGGCCGAGCGCATCGCCCGGACGCCGATCGTGCTGGGCACCATCACGGCCCGGCAGGGGCGACGGCTGGACCCGGCGCGGCTCGCGGAGTTCAAGGGCGAGTTCAGGCGGGTGGCCTGACCGGGGCCCGTCGTCGCAGCTCCACCAGCCCCACCTCGATGGCGTAGCGGGCGACCGCCGTGTCGGTGTCCAGCGTCGCGGCCAGCGCGGGGTCCTGCTCCGCGATAAGCGCGCGGAGCCGCTGCATGGTCTGGTTGTCGATGTAGATGCGCGCGGCCTGCTTCGAGCTGGCCGTCTCGGTCGTCTGCATAGTGGCCTCCAGTGGCGTGCAGTGGTGTGGCTATCCCGGCGCGTCACAAATGCCGCCGACGGCCCCACGGCGGGCACCCGCGCCAGCGGTAGCCCCCGCTGCGATGGCCACCCTGACGACCGCACGCCGCTTCGACGACAAGCTTGGGACTCCCCTGCTGCGCGTCTTCACGCGCCCGGCGGACGGGGCCAAGCTCTGCGAGGGCTATCCCCGCCAGGAGGGGGTGCTCGTCTACCGCAACGCGGACGGCACCGACCGGCTGGAGCTCGTGACCCGTCAGGCCGTGCTGGACACCGCCGCGAGCATCGGGCGGGCGACCATGACGCTCCACCACCCGAAGGACGGGTTCGTCGGCCCCGACAACTACCAGGAGCACTCCATCGGTGATGTCGATGGCGAGGTCCACGTAGAGGAGTTCGGCGCGCAGGGTGGCTTTGCCCGCGTGCGGGTCCTCACCGCGATCCGGCGCGCCGATGCCCTCCAGGCGCTTGATGACGGCGTCTGCCAACTCTCGGCTGGCTACGAGGTGGACCTCGACGAGACCCCCGGCGTCCACCCCATCTTTGGTCGCTACGACGCACGCCAGATGGGCTGCCGGGTGAACCACCTGGCCCTGGTCCCCGAGGGGCGGGCCGGTCCCAACGTGCGGCTCCGCACCGACTCCAACGACGCCGTGTGTACGCGGCGCATCGACCACAACGAACGCGGGGAAACCCGCCTGGATTCCACCATGAAGCACATGCTCATGGCGCTGGGGCTGCTCGGCATCACCCTGCGCGCAGACGCCAAGGACGACGACCAGGGCGAGGCCCTGGTGACCGGCATCAAGAAGCTCAAGGCGGACATGGCCGAGATGGGCACCAACCTCGCCAAAGCCGAAGCCGGCGGCGATGAGCTCAAGGCGCTTCTCGACGCCTATGGGTTGGCAGACCTCGCCGCCCTCAAGGCGAAGTTCTCCGAGATGCAGGCGGCCCTCGCGGCGGCTCAGCAGGAAGCGGCCACCGCCAAGGCGGCCCTCCAGGCGAAGGACGACGAGGCCGCCGCCGCCGCCCAGCAGGCCGAGATGGGCCGCATGGACGCCCTGGCCAAGCAGCTCGGCGTCAAGGTCGATGGCTTCGACCTCCGGGCCAAGAAGCTGGCCATCGCGAAGACCCGCGTGGACAGCATCGACCCCAAGGCCAGCGACACCTACATCGGCGCCGTCATCGACATCATCGTGTGCGACCTCAAGGCCAAGGGCCAGCGCGGCGACGCCGCCGGCTCCAGCGGCGAGCGCTTCGACACTTGGTCGGCGCAGCGCCGGAGCGACGACACCGGGTCCCGCGAGGACGCCGCCAAAGACGAGTTCTACAACCCCCACCGCGCCCACGCTGACGCGGCCTTCGGAGGTGCCAAGTGAGCGCAACCGGATTCTTCGAGCGGGCCAGCGACGTCCGCAGCAACCGCCCCATCGGCTTCATCGGCCAGGGCATCGGCTACACCCGCACCCGCAGTGGCAACAACCAGCGGCCCCAAGCCGCCATGGTGGTGACCATCGCCATCCCGGCGAGCCCCGACAACTCGACCGCCTACTCGGTGACCGTGGACGGCGTGACCGCCACCTACACCACCGACGCCTCCGCCACCCAGGCGGAGCTCGGCGCGGGTCTGGTCGCGGCCATTCAGGTGGCGGCGGGCATTCGCTCCCGCATGGCCCCCAGCTACGCGGGCGGCACCCTCACCCTGACCGGCTCCTGGCCCGGCATCAGCTACACCGTCAGCGCGTCGGGCGGCTCCGGCGGTGGGGCCATCGGCACCGCCACCACGGCCACCGTGGCGGCTTCGGCGACCGCGGTGAGCTTCGGGCGGGCGATCTGCACCGACGGCTACGTGACCAACGAGGGCACCCCCAAGGTGTTCATGCCGACCACGGCGCTCTTCTCGGCGCAGGTGACCACGTTCACCTATGCCTCGGTGGCGAGCGGCGACACCATCTACACGACCGTGGCCATGAACGGCAAGCAGTTCACGGTCGGCACCCCCTACAACAGCTCCCACGCCCAGACCCTCACCGACCACACCGCAGACCTTGAGGTGCGCCTCAACGCGGAGTTCGGGGCCGGCGTCGGCGCGGTGGCCGCCAACGCCTCCAACGACATCACCATCACGGCGGACGTGGCTGGTGCCGAGTTCTACGCCAGCTCCACCATCGGTGGCACCGGCGGCGGCACCGTGACCAAGGCGGACACCACCGGCCCCAGCATCGCGACCTCGGTGGCGCGTGCGCTCATCGGTGTCTCGAAGCGCCGGGCCGACGTGGAGAACGTCACCGTGGACGGCGACGACCCGGCCTACGCGGCCAACTCCGGGGTGGAGTTCTTCACCCGGGGCGAGGTGGTGGTCGCACGCGACACCTCCGAGACCTGGGACCTCAACTCCGAGACCTGGGTCTCCGTCTCGACCTCGGCCAGCCTCAGTGGCCGCATCTACGACACCGGGTCGAGCACCCGCGTCTGGATTCCGCGCGACCGGATTCGCATCGTCGCGCAGGAGCCCTCCACCCACTCCGACGGCATCGGACAGATCGCCGTCAGCATCGGAGTCTGACCATGAGCCGCTTCGTAGAAGTTCTGGAATCGGGCGGCGAGCGCCCTGTGGCCTACGCCGACTACTACATCGGCGCGGTGGAGGATTTCCGCCGCCACGTCAAGGTGAAGCTGGACGCGCAGGGCCACCGCTGCGACAACGCCCACCACCTGTCGATGGTGCGCCTCGACGGCTACCTGTCCGCCGGGGTGGACGCCGCCCAGCGTGGTGACGCCTTCGTGCCCAACGCGGGCAACTACAACACCCGCGACCTGACCCAGCGCATCAAGCGGGCGATGGAGGAGAAGCTCCAGCCGCTCAACGCCGACGAGTGCTTCCCCATCAACACCGAGCTGGACCCTGGCGCGCAGGACTACGAGCAGTGGCGGCTCATGACCACGGGCCGGGCGATGGAGTATCGCGGTGGGCTCGGCGACGATGCCCCTCTCGTCGAAATTGGCCAGACCAGCGTGCGCCAGCCCATTCGGGGCGCCATCATCAAGATCGTCAACGACTTCCGCGAGCTGGCATCCGACCGGTTCTCCGGGCTGGACCGCGCCGCGAAGAAGATCGTGGGCGCGCGTCGCTCCATGGCGGAGCTGCGCTCGCGCTGGATCTGGCAAGGCAGCCAGGCCAACGGGATGTTCGGCATCATCGGCCACCCCTACGTGGACACCGGCGTCTCCCAGGTGCCCTACACCGAGGACAGCGCCATCGCCGACATCCTGGCCGACTTCGTCTACTGGGCGCAGTGGGCCGAGAACCAGTCGGGCGGCGCCTACAAGGCCGACTCGGTGGTCATCGGGCAGAAGCTCTACAACTACCTCGCGGGCACGATGCTCTCGGCGACCAACTCGTCGAACATCACCCTGCTGGAGATGTTGCAGAAGCTGTGCCCCGGCATCCGTAACTGGAAGTCGGTGTCGGAGCTGAACGCGGCGGGCGGAGCTGGCGTCCACGGCATGTTCTTCTACGCGAAGGGCACCGGGGAGATGGATCGCTCCATTGAGCTGATGGACGCCATGCCGGCGACGCTGCTCACCCCGGAGAAGCGCGCGCTCGGCGAGCAGACCTTCATGGTCATGTTCTTCGGCGGCGCCAACCAGCGCAGCGCTGGCGACAACCTCTTCGTCTACGTCACCGGACCCGCGTAACCCGCGTAGGAGCCCCCCATGAGCACGACCCTTCGGAACACTGGCAGCCAGCGCATCTTCGTCGGCCCCGGCCCCAAGTCCAAGCGGGCCGAGATGGGCGACGCCGGTCACGGCTTCGCCCTCCACGCCGTTCACGACAAGCTCGCGAATGGCGACCCCGCCAACGTGAAGCCTGTCACCCCGGCGGTGCGGAAGGCCCTGGAGGCGCTGCCCGGGATGCGGGCGCTGCTCGGGAGCCAGCGCTACGGCCTGGAGTTCATCGGCTGATGGCGGTGGACACCGACGCCATCCTGGCGGTGTTCCGCGTGGTGGCGTCGGAGTTCGCATCCACCTCCGACGCCACCGTCAACGCGCTGTCGGCCATCGAGGGCACCAAGGTGTCTTCGGTGGCCTTCGGCGCGTCGACGTCTGTGGCGGTGGCCCATCGGGTCGCGCACCTGCTGGAGCTGCACGCGAAGGCTGCCGCCGAGTCGGCCAGCGCCCGCGGCCCCGGCGCGGTGACCTCGGTCGGTACGGGCGACCTGTCGATCAGCCGGTCGCTGAGCCTCCAGGCGGCCACGGCGAACGAGGCCTGGTGGATGCAGACGGTCCACGGCCTGGCCTACCTGGCGCTCCGCGACGAGCAGGGCGAAGTCGGCTTCGGCTGGGTGGGCTGATGGTGGTCACCGACCGCGACCTGGGCTACCGCGAGATCCTCCAGCGTCTCGCCGGTGTGCGCGATTCCGCCACCCGGGTCGGCATACACGAGGACGCGGAGAGCGATCTGGCCGTCATCGCCGCGACCAACGAGTACGGCTCCGAGGATGGCCGCGTTCCCGAGCGCAGCTTCCTGCGGGCGACGGCGGACGCCAACGCCGCCGCCTACACCGACGCGCTCACCGAAGCCGTCGATGCCCACAACATGGGGCGCACGCCGCTCAAGAAGGGGCTGGCCCGGCTGGGCGCGCGGGTCGAGGGCGACATCAAAGCCTTCATGACCGACCTGCAGGATCCGCCCAACGCGCCCTCGACGATCGCCCGCAAGGGCTCGTCCAACCCCCTCATCGACACGGGCCGACTGCGGGGGGCCATCGCGCACAAGGAGGACGGGGGCTGATGCTGCTGGGCGCCACCACCATCACCCGCCGCCGCTACGGCGCGGGCTCCAGGGCCTCCACGGGCTACTGGACCGAAGGCAGCTCCACCGACAGCTCCATCACCGCCTCGGTGCAGCCGGCGTCGGGTGAGGAGCTGCAGGTGCTCTCAGAGGGGGAGCGGACCAAGCGGTCCATCCGGGTCTACACGGCGACGGAGCTCCGCACCTCCGACCCCGCCGCCGGCACCCGCTCCGACGAGCTGGTGATCTCTGGCCTCGTGGGCATCGACGACGGCACCTATCAGGTCCAGCACGTCGAGCCCTACTACGCGCTGCTGGCCCACCACAAGGCCATCGCGGTGCGTTTGCAGGAGACCCCTTGACCATCCGGGGCGACATCCTCCAGGCGGTGCGCGGCTGGCTGAAGGCAGCCTCCAGCCTGACCGACGCGCAGGTCATCCCGGCGGACGACAAGGGCCCCCGGCCCGCGCTGCCCTACCTGACCGTGAAGGTCATGGTGGCGGACCTGCAGGTGGGGGAGGACGAGGCCCGCTACGCGCTCGACGAGGACGACGTGCCCACCGTCACCGTCTACGGCACCCGACGCGGCACCGTCTCGGTCCAGGGCTTCGGGTCCGCCTCGGAGGAGTGGCTGGCCACGGCCCGGCTGGGGCTGCGGCTCCCCACGGTCCAGGCGGTGCTGAACGCGGCGGGGCTGACCATCGTGCCGACCGGTGCGCCCCGCGACATCGCCAGCCTGCTCGACACGGGCATCGAGTCCCGCGTCGTCTGGGATCTGGAGGTCCTCTACGGGGTGAGCAGCGCCGCGGAGCAGGAGACGGCTGCCGCGATAGCCACCCTCACGACGACGCTGGAGCGCTTTTCGGACGACCCCGACGCCTTCACGACCACCACGTCCATCGACCTCACCTGAGAGACCACCATGGCCATCGTCACCCACCTCGACCGCATCGGCGTCACCGTCAACCTTGACGCGGTGGTCGCGCAGCAGACGGGCTTCTATGTCCTCTACCTGGTGCCGCTGGCCGCCAACAGCCTCAACAGCGCCACCTACATGACCTTCACGTCCTACTCGGACGCCGTGGACGCCAACACCGCCACCTACATCAGCGCCACGACGCTCCAGGCGCTCGCCGATGTGTTCGCGCAGTCGCGGGTGCCGGCCCAGATTCACGTCGCCGCCGTGGACCTCGCGAGCTCGTCGGGCTCCATCCCCGACACCTACGCGCTGGTCATCGCCAGCATGATCGCGGAGGGCCTGGACTTCTACGCGGTCTGCATTCAGGACCGCGACAACGCCGACGTGGCCACCGTCTCCGACTACATCGAGGCCCTGTCCAGCGACCGGCCCTACCTGTTCGTGGCCCAGTCGGCCGACGCCTCATGGAAGACCGCGACGCCCGACGCCGCCTTCAACACCGTCGTCGGGAACGAGCGCACCGTGCTCGTCTACCACGACACCAGCGGCGAGCACAACGACCTCGTGTGGGCCGCCTGCGTGCTCGCCTTCGAGCCCGACAACTACAGCGCGCCCTGGAACCGGCCCCTCAACGACGTGGCCGCGCTGGCGTCGCTGACCAGCGCCGAGAAGACCTTCCTGCGCACCAACAACGCCAACTTCGGCGGGCGCCTCAACAGCACCTACACCTTCTATATGGACCCGGGCCGCACCATGGCGGGACGGGCCGCATCCGAGCGGGTCTCGGCGGATTGGATCGCCATCCGGTCGCAGGAGGGTCTGGCGCAGCTTCTCGGGTCGGTGACGGCCCGCGGCGCGAAGCTGCCGGTGGCGGTGCGCGGGGTGCGGCAGGTCGAGGCGGTGGTCCGGCAGGTCTACGACCAGGGCGTGACGGCGGGCCACTTCGAGGCCGACCAGCTCACCTTCACGTCCGCCACCATCAACAGCGACGGCACCATCAGCAGCGCCGACATCACCGCCCAGCGCATCCGGGTGACGGCCAACATCCAGCAAACCACGGGCGCCATCACCCTCGCCCTCACCGCCAACCTCAGCCGCACCGCGGTCAACTGAGAGGTAGTCCATGCCTGGACCCACGAAGCTCCACGACCTCGCGCAGGTGGTCCTCACCATCGGCGGCTACACCATCAGTGGCTTCGGCGAGGGCGGCGCCGTCAAGGTCGAGCCGCTCAGCGCCGCCACCGAGTCCTCGATCGGCCACGACGGTCAGGTCACCTACAGCCGCACCAACGACGCCCGGGCCAAGGTGACCATCACGGTGCGCCAGAACAGCGTGGCGTACAAGCACCTGCATACGCTGATGCAGGCCCAGCTTGCCGCGCCGATCCTGGCCCCGCAGGCGTTCCTGCTGATCGACGCCCAGACCGGCGAGCGATTCAGCTCCGCCTACTTCGTGTTCCTGGAGCGCCCCGGGGTCGAGCAGGCGAAGGGTGTCACCGACCGCGTCTTTGTGGGCGAGCTCCCCTACGGGTTCGACGCGGGCAACTACGACGCGGCCCCGCTGGTCGCCCTCTAAGGAGTGAGCTATGGCCCAGCTTCCCCCGCCGGTCGAGGTCACCGTCCTCGACGACAACGGCAACCCCCACAGCTACCACATCGGCCTGCACCCAGCCGCCGAAGGCCAGAAGGTCGTCTGCCAGCTTCTCGGGCTGGTGGCCGGCCCGCTGGGCGAGCTCCTCGCCGCCGGTGTCCGGTCAAGTGGCGACCTGCTGGGGGCCGACGTGGACCTGCAGGCGGTCGGTCGTCAGGTCGGCGCGATGCTGCTGAGCGACGCGCCGCCCCGGCTGGTTCGGGAGCTGCTCCGCTTCACGAGCCGTGACGGGCGGTCACTCGCCAACGAGCACGAGTTCAACCTGGCCTTCACGGGCAACTACGGAGAGCTGCTGGCGGCGCTCAGCGAGGTCGTCCAGGCCAACCGTTTTTTGCCGCTGTCGCGTATCAGCTCGGCGCTGCCGGGGGCGACGACGGCGACCCGGTCGTAACGGGTGCGCTGACCCGGGCCGCCGAGCAGGGCGTGGAGTGGTGGATCATGCGCGTCGTCGTAGACCCCCGGATCCCCGATGGCCTCGCCGCCGTGCGGGGCTGGAGCTACGCGGACCTCTTCCACGCCCACCTCGCCCTGGATGCGCTCGACACCATCGAGGCGCACCGGCGCCGGAACGCTGGAGGTGACCGATGATCGTCCGCGAGCTGCTGGTCAAGCTCGGCGTCATCGCCGATCCGGCGAAGGTCGAGGACTTCGACGATGCCATCGACGACCTCAAGGCCAACATGGGGGCCCTGGTCGGCGTGGCCAAGCAGGCGGTGGCTGTCGGCGCTGCCCTTGGCACCGCATTGGGTGTCCAGGCGGTTGCAACCGCGCACAGCGCGCTGGAAATCGAGCGTCAGGCGGCGGCGCTCAGCCTGTCCACCGACGCCTATCAGGAGATGCGCGGCGCCCTCGAAGCTTACGGCGCGGAGGGGAAGGACCTCACCGACGCCTTCACCCAGATTGCCATCCGGGTGGAAGAGGCCCGACAGGGCGGCGAGGACGCCGCCAAAACGTTCAAGCTGCTGGGCCTCCAGGCGAGCTTGCTCAAAGGGTTGAAGCCGGAGGAGGTGTTCTACAAGATCGCCGACGGCATGAAGAACGCCAAGAGCAGCAGCGACCGACTGCGGGCGGCGGACGCGCTGCTCGGCGGCGACCTGGCCCGCAACCTCCTGCCGCTGCTGATCCAGGGGTCTGAGGGCCTGGACCGCTACCGCCGCGAGGCGCGCGAGCTGGGGGCGGTGCTTGATGTGAGCGCCATCCAGCGGGGCCGCGACGCCGCGGAAAACTTCGCCCGGTTCGGCTTCGTGGTCCAGGGGCTGCGAAACGAGATCGGGCTGGCCTTCCTCCCTGTCATGACCCAGCTCGCCAACGTCTTCGCGGAGTTCATGGCAGAGAACCGGGTCGCCGTAGGAGCGAGAATCGCCGCCGTGGTGGTCGACATCCAGAACGCGATCGACGCCTTGGCGGTCGCCGTCTATCGCGTGGATGCCCTCGTTGAGGAGAGCTTCGGTGGCTGGGCCAACACGCTCCAGCGGGTGAAGACCCTGGTGACCCTTCTCGCTGCCGCGCAAGGCTGGCGACTTCTCGTCAGCTCCATCACGGCGGTACGCGCCGCTTTCGTCGCCCTCACCGGCGCCGGTGGCCTTCTGGCCGGTGCCTCGCTCTCGACGGTGCTCGGCTGGGCCGTGGCGCTCGCGGCGGCGCTGGTGGCGCTGTACCTGGTGGTGGACGACCTTTGGACCTACTGGCGGGGAGGGGAGTCGGTCATCGGCAACTTCATCGCCGGCAGCGAGCGCACCCGGGTCACGCTCGCCGCGCTGGGTGAGGCGGGCCGCGCGCTCGGCGCCGTCCTGTCCGCCGCGTGGGACGCGATTCGGATGGGCGTCAAGGTGCTCATGCCGGTGCTGGGCCCCCTGTTCGAGGTGCTGTCGGAGCTGCTGTCCGGGCCGGCGGAAGGGCTCGTCAAGATG